GGAGTAATTCAAGCATCATAGTTTCACGTAGTCCGGTTCATGGCCAAGGCCGGTATTGGGAGCGGAGCCGATGCGCACATCGGTCAGTGGCCCATAATTGTTGATCGGTGCAGCACCCAACCGAATGGCCTGATCCCAGCTTACCGACCAGATCGAGAATCCAGCTTTATCGGCGGCGATATTGGTCATCCCCTGCATCTGTTGCACTTTGGCAGCACCAACGCCAGGCAGACTGAAATTGTTATTGTGAATGGTGAGTGCAACAGCCTCTGCGAGGTCAATACAGCCGCCCTCACGCTTGTTACGATCATTGGCGTACTTGGCCACCACATAGGCTGCAAATCGCGCCTGCACATCCATCTGCCCATCAACACCGGGATCAGATAACTGTTTGCATCCCAATGTCGCAATCAACGCAGCTGGCGCATGAATGGCAATGCGGTTGCCGTGTTCACCGGCAAACTGGCCGCCATAGCTTTCACACTGAAGCAATGATGGAATGGCTGCATGAATAGCATCCACGGCGGCTTGTTGGAGTTCGGTTAAAGTAGCCATCAGATAAACGATGTGTCATCGCGCCCGAAAATACGAGCAGGTGCAACCATCTCGGCACTGTTGTCTGTAACCACCGGGTCGCCCGCTGTATCGGGTCCCAGGCTGGCGCGACCGGCGGCAATATCTTTAAGGAAAACAAGTGCCTCTTTATACGCATTCAAGACCTTATCCGGCATATTATCATCATAGAGATAATAGCGGGCTATATCGGCAGCTTTGCGCTTCAATGGTTCAGGCACGCTGATCAGCGTTTGTGGATAGCGGGTCTTGATATAGGTATCAATCAAACCATCGGCATCATTGATAGCCATATCAAGAACTGCTGCATCGATGATTCCCGCAGGCGGATCGGAACGATCAGTCAGCTGGATGATTTCCTGCTCACTGAAACGCGCCACCATATCTGCCTGCGAGATATACATCGTGATACCTTATTCAGCCGCTACTGTGGTTTCAGAAACCATCAGCATCTTTTCAGATTTTAACATGGCCACCTGGGCAGCTTTCAGATCGGCAACCTTGATTACGGTCTCTTCTTTATCCGAGAACGCGATACCAGCCCGGCGAAATCCATCGCGCTTGGCGATAATTTTCAGGACTTTCACTTTCTTCGGCGTAGTTTTATTTTTAGAAGCAGTCTTGGGCGCATCAGCATTTTTAGTATCAGCTTGATCGTCCGTAGCTTGATCTTTTTTTTCTTCAGTCATTGGAACACCTCATCGTATTTTTTTAAATTGTTAGGGGGGGGAGGGTGAAGCAGGGCGACCGAAGTCGCCCCGCTTACTCCCCTACTCAGGCAACTGAGCCATCGGAGCCATACGAGAGCTGCCAATAGCCATAGAGGCCAGTGGCGCGCGCTTCAGCACCAAACTTGAATTCAGCCCGCATGAACACATCATCATTTTCAGAGCTGACCTGCGAAACGAACACAGGCTTTTTACGCATCTGCACAATGAACGGCTTCACCGATGTCTTGTTGGTCACATGCAGCATCCATGCTGTCTGACTGATCAAGGCAGGATTCACCAATACAGTGGCAGTGCCACGATAGGGATTCGGTGAGTTATCATCGAGTTTTTCAGCCTCAACAATGGTGCGCGCAATGGCTTCCAATGCAGGCGGCACCTCCAATACGTTCGGTACCAGTCGCAACGGCATACCTTCATCATCCTTGAATCCCATGATAGCCACACGTGCAGCACCATACGATGCTGCCACAGCAGCCTTCGATGCAGATGAGAGCTTCTTCACGCCCCTGTTGCTGACGCTGGTCTTTCCAACCAGGTGATCGACGTCATAGTAGTACTGGCCATCAATACCGAATGCCGTGAATGCACTGTTCTTCAGATCATCAACAATAATATCATGCAGTTCAGCAGCGGCCTCGCCTGCTTGCTGCGATTGCGTGTTGTAGATACCCAGCCGATCATCTTCAATGTGGTTGCGTTTTACAGCAATCGTAGTTTCCCAATCCTCATTGGCTTTGTAATATTTATTCAGCTTGAGGTTTTTAACTACCTTCTCATCAATCCACTTGCGGAATTTTGGAAAGCGGGACATCCAGGCATAATCTTCACCTTCACCCGATGATGGCACTTCCATTGCAGTCTGCTGCCATGTGCCCGTCTGGGCTCGCAGCGTGTTGTTGAAGATGGTTTTTAAGCCGGTGAAGATTCGACTTAGCGAATCTTTATTCACCAGCATGCCACCAAAGGCCAGTGAACTCATCGCCTCCGGAGAACTTATGCTTGTTGCATAGGCCGGATCAATGGATGCCATGCTCAGCACAACAAGCACAGAAAACGCCGCAACCGCCCCAATAGTTTTCAATAGATATTTCATTTCCTTACCTCTCTCTTTTGTTTAATTTATTCGACCCAGACACCGTCTGAATCTATGCCTACAACAATGCCTGCAGCGGAGCGTGTGTTTGCACCATTGGTGGCAGATACAGTCTGGTCATCTTCGATAAAGCACTGTTTACCGATCGATGCCTGGCCGACTGCATCGGCGACTGAATTTGCCCAGCTAAAAGCTGGCTTGCGCAGCACCTTGATGCTTACTGCCCCATCAAGCCCACCAGTATTGTTCACTGCTTCTTCAGCTCGGCCTAAATAGGTCAGATTTAGCGCAGCAGAGCCGGGAGCAGCAAAGCCAGTGGCATTGGCCACAACCAATGCGCCAGCCTTAATGACTGCATTCGCCGCCACCTTGACCGCAATCAGCGCGGTATCCTTTTTCGGAGTGTTTCGATCTTGGGTAAGAGCCATTGCTTATACCTCCTCGTTTTGGGTTTTCAGATATTCTTTCGGATCAATATCCAGCTGCTTGCAGATGGCCAGCGCATCGGCATCAAGGATGCCTGCTTCATCTGTGCCTTCAGGCTTCTTGCCACCGGTCTGTGAGCCTTTGAGAGCTTCGATGGGGTTGGCATCATCCAGATACTGCTTCAGAGCGGCGATATCCGATGCGCCCAGCTTGCGTGCCCAGGCATCCTGATTTTTGGTTAAGCGGCCATCTTTCAATCCAGCCGTGACCAGCGTTTCCACTTCGCTATCCAGATTGCTCTGCTTGAGTGCAGCCAGTTCAGTTTTGGTAGCCTCAAAGGTGGCCAGGTCAATGTGTTTGGCCGGGTTAAACTGCGTTGCCTTGAGTGTGGCAATCGTTTCACCCTGTGTTGTCGATGCATCGGCTTTCTGCTTCAGCACAGCGATAGCTGACTTGATGTCGGCATCACTGGCAGTGGCAGCAAGATTCAACATCGCGATAAGTTCTTCGCGATCCATAAGATCCTCCTGATTGTGATTCATTGTGATATTCATGGCTGCCAATACGGCAACTTCGTGCATGCCATCTACGGCAGGGGTGTTGGTGAGTGCGGCATGCAAAAAGCCACGCACCTCACCGGTTCCTTTTTGGTAAGGAAGAACTGGGGATATAAAGCCATATTCACCCGATTCGATGAATGCACGGGCTTTCTCTGTCCATTCTACATCCGTAGCGAAGAGTCCCTGGCCATCGCGCCATTGCAGAGTTTTGAAACGCGCTGCAGCGGGAGCAGGCTGGCCATTTTTCTCAGACAGCAGGGTTTGATGTTCATAATCAATAATAAAGGGGGTTTTGCGATGCTGGGCATCGGCGATGATGCGCGCGGCAATGATGCCATCGATATACCAGTCTTCGGCATCAAATGGCCTGCCATCTACCGCCTTGAAATGGCCCGCAGGTGTCAGCTGTACTTCATTGGAAGCGGTGCTGATCTCAAAGGAACACACTGCGATTGCAGCCTGTACCTGCTTCTTTTTCTTTCGGGTTGCCTGACTCATGGGGGCAAATCATAGGCAGCAAAAAAAACGATCCCTACGGAACCACTTCCGGAGAGATCGTTTATTTATCTTACGCGGGTAAGATGACTCTGTTCGCTCAAAAAAGCAACATCAACGGCGAATTGTGTAACCATGAAAAAATGAAATTTAGTTACATATAGCGCAATGGTTTATTGCAGCGCAGCCAGGATATGATCATCGATGATCTGCACAATCTCACGCTGATCATCATCCGATACGCCCAGAAATGGGCGGGCGGGGATGGTGCCATCTTCCGAGCCAAACTGATGGGTCGCGCCGTAGATCAGATTGGTGCCGAATTCCAGTTCATTGCCGCTGTTGTTGTAGTGCAATGATCCCATCAAATCACCATGCTCAATCAGCACTTTGTCGGCATTCTTCTTTTTGCGTGCCAGCGTGCTTTCGGCCAATGGTTCCCATTGGTTGCCGTCCGGATCCACGCCATCGGCAAATCGTTGCTGATGGGAGCGGATCAGGTGTTCGCCAATTTCCGTGAGTGCGGGTGATATATCTCCGGCTACCTGTGCCAGGCGTTTCAGCCGGGCTTTGACTTCCTTATCATCGTAGGTGATGTTGATAATGCTTGCGCCTGCCATGATGATCCCCTATAATGTCAAAACGAACATGCTTATTGTGCGGGCAGTCTCCGGCCAGACCTCCAATCCCACGCGCAAAGCGACAGCGCCGGGCCGGCGGCGATGTTATCGTTTTACGTATCGCTTCGCTTATACAACCGTACACCCTTGCGAATGCTCTCAATCTCCCGATCAAATTCTTTCACTGGATGATCCGGCGCATAGCTTGTTTTGCCCTGCCAGCCATCCTGGCCATATTCGAATACAGTAAAAGCCGGAACATCACTGCCTGCAATCCGATGCCTGGAAATATACCGCCGCCGCACCACTGCCTTGCCGCTGGCATGGTGCCATTCCATACCCGTCCAAATCTCATCAGGATGACGGATTGCTGCAGCCAGCATGAGTAAATACTGCTCGCGATCGCGTTTGGCCACTTTCCAGTGCCCTTTCAAATCCTTGAATAATGCTTCAGAAATAACAACGGCATCACCGGCTGCATCCACAAACAATGCAGGCTTACCTATCTCTGCGCCAAACTGAGACAGGAATTTGGCAACATAAGCCTCTTCTTGCCCAGGCTTCATAGCTGGCAATATTTTATCTTTAGCGAATGTTTGCGGGACAGGCAATAGATCATGTGCGGCTTTTGCCGGAATAAGCTGGGCAAAGCCATGCGGCGCAACTCCTTTGCGTGGCGGAACATGCGTATGCATCCAGGCATCGCGCCCCGGTGCATAAGCCCAGCCAGGGCCAACACCTTCAGGCACGGTAACCGTGCGCGGATTCGGGCCGCGTGTGCCGATCTCCACCTTGTGCATGGGCAAATCGGGGGAGTCGGACACTTTTAGCCCCTTGCGTTTGATCGCGCCCTTGCTGTGGCCGGTCACGGTGCATTTGCAGCCGAAACCGTTGGGCGGGTAGTTCGTATCCCAGAATGGATCATCCTTTGGCAGGATCAGACCATCCCATGCCACATGCTGCTGACGGACGTTTTCCGATGCCGGCGAATGATGATATTGCCAGTAGTCCATCTTCTGCATCTGGGTATATCGGCCAGCCTGATAACTGGTGCGCAGGTTGGTGTCATAAATCACGCGAGAACGCCAGCCGCGCTTGCCGTTATATTCCCA